AGACATTTAATAAAAGAGGTGGAGATGGTGTTATTATTAGCTCTACTGCAAAAAATAGAATAATTGGTATTCATTCATATTCTACTATAGCAGGTGTAATTGCTATTGGTGACCAAAGAGGAAATTTAATAACATATGAAGTTCCTGCTAGTTCAGAGTCAGATATGTATTTTGGAGAGTTAGGTATTGCTTGTAGTGCAACCGTTACTATCTCTACACCAGATGCAGGTAGTGTTACCTTAATAGTAGGATAGGTCATGTCGACTTATTCTTTTTTAACAACAGATTTAATCAATACTACGGAAAATGATTCTACAGAGTTTGCAGACCAGATTCCTTATTTTATTGAAAAAGCAGAAATACGTTTAACAAAAGACTTAGATGATTTTGGGTTAGACGTTTTTACAACTATTACATTATCAGCAAGCAATCCTACAGTATCACTTCCTTCAGGCACTAGAGTTGTTAGAAATGTAAACTATACAACTAGTGCTTCTACTACAGATGTCTCAGCAGGTGTTAAAGTTAATCTATTACAAAGAACATATGAGTATGCAATAGACTACTTTCCTTATGCTAGTGCATCTACAGGAGTTCCTCGATACTATTCAAGAAAAAATAATACATCTATTTATATTGTACCAACTCCCACTTCTACATTATCAGGAGAGATACAAACTGTATCACGTCCTGCAGCTTTAACTTCAGCTAATCCCACCAATTATTTTAGTGAGTTTTGTTATGATGCATTATTTTATTCATGCATGATTGAAGCTAGTGTGTTTATGAAAAACTTTGAAAACATGACATTGTTTGAAACACGATATAAAAATGCTATTGATGGTTTACGTAATCAAGCAAGAAGAACAAGACAAGATGATATGCAAAGTGCAAATAGTCCTACAGGTGGACCTAATACTTTAATACAGGGGTCAAACTAATGTTACAAAAAATTTTACAATTACCAGGAGCAAAAGAATTTATTAAAAAAGCAATGCGAAAAATTGAAGATAAAAGTCCTGGATATAAAAAATTTCAAAAAAAATTAGATGATATGATTGCAAAACAAATTGAAAAAGAAGCTAAAAAGAAAAATATTAACCCAAGTGATGTTAAACTTAGTGATAAAGCTATAGATAGAGGTATAGCTAAAGAAGATAGAATAATGCAACAATATTTAAAAAACAGACCAAAAATGTTTAAAAAAGTTGAAGACTTAAAAAAAGGTGGTAAAATCAATATTGATGGTAACAAATTTGTGGCTAGACAATATGGAGGAAAAATTGGTAGAGGAGGGTCAAACTAATGTCACAACAATTAGCAGCAAAAGCTTTAGCAATATTAAAAATGTATGCTAAAAAGAATCCTAACATTCGTTTAGGCAATGTAAAAGAAATTATGACAGAGCTACAAGGATATCCTAAAAAAACACTAGAAAGTATTATAAAAGATTTTTCACCAAAACCAGAAATAGTTACTAGAAAAAAAATTGTTTCACCATCAAATACACCTCCTCCAAAGTTAACAGTAGTTCCTACAAAAAAGAAAAAACGTGGAGGAATGATAGGAGGAAATGAGCTTGTATCTTCCCTATATGATAAGGTATAATATGGTTATGTTAAGAACAAATATATCACAACAAATTACTAAACCAGGTAATAAAAAAAATAAAAAGAACAAGAAGACTGGGATGCAATACCAACTTTATGGAGGTAAAGTATCTAATGACGGAAATAAATTTATTCAATCGTTCTATGATAAAGGAGGAAACTAATGGGACCAAGAACTAATTTACATCCTAACCCAAAGCTTTCTGAGATTACAGGAAAACCAACAGGTCAAGGATACGGAGCTGCTAGAAAGGGACCTGACGTTCATGGTCCGATTCAAGATGCAGTTGTTAATGAAGAATATCAACAACCAAAAGATTTTGCTACAGAGTTAAAACCTGTACCAAACATATTTGTAAAATAAGGGGAAATACAAATGAAAAAATTTAGTAGTGTAATTAAAGAAGCAAAAAGATTGCTTAAACTTAAAAAAAATCCAACAGTAAAACAACTAACCAAAGAATTTAATAAATCTTATAAAAAAGATGGAAAATTTACAGTTACTAGAACAGAATTTTTAAATCATCCATCAGTTAAAAATTTAATAGATGCTGATAAAAAAGCATTAGCTAACAATTTTGCTAATAAGCTTCCAGAAACTAGAGAAATAAAACAACTAGGAGGAGGAACAAAATTAGTTAAATCTGTTACTAAATCAGCTCCTACAGGTACAGGAAAAATTATTGGAGATGCTTTAAAAAGTGGAGCTAAAACTCCTAGACAAGTTCAAGATTATGCTAAAAAAGTTAAAGGAAGTGAACTTACTAGAGACCAAATTTCTAAATATATAGAAAAAGCTTCTAAACCTAGTCAAAGAGACCCAAGTAAACCTTCAGGAGACCCTGAAAGAATAAAAGTAGCTAAAAAAATGATAGCTCAAAATGTAGGAGCTAAAAATAAACCTAAAGCTGATGAAGGAAAAACTTCTACAAAAGTTTCTAAAAAAGTATCCGAAGGATATACAGGTAAAAAAGAAATTATGTCTAGAGCTGAATTTAAGAAACTACCTAAGGGTATTCAAAATAAGATTAAAAATGACGTAATACTTAAAAAAGCAGGAGGTTTAGTTAAAAGAAAATATGGTGGTCAAATAGGAACAAAATCAAATTCGTTTAGTGGAAGTGATTTTGTAGCTTCAGGTTACACCAAAATTGGCTAGGAAAAAAAAGAAAAAGGGTAAAGGAATGCAAGGCATGACCATTGGTAGTGGGGATAAACGTCCCACTAAACAAGGTGCAGGTCTGACTAAAAAAGGTGTTCAAAAATATAGAAGACAAAACCCTGGAAGTAAATTACAAACTGCTGTAACAGAAAAAAAACCTACAGGTAAAAGAGCAGCACGAAGAAAAAGTTTTTGTGCTAGGTCTGCAGGACAAATGAAAAAATTTCCTAAAGCAGCTAAGAATCCAAATTCTAGGTTAAGACAAGCCAGACGAAGATGGAGGTGTTGATTGGCATATTTAATATCTAACATACCACATTTTAAATGTTGGGTTAGAAAAGAATTTACTCATAACCATGAAGAATATCATGGTGAATTTTTACATGGTTTAGCAATAGCTGTTAATACAATTCCTGATAGATGTTTATCTTTTCAAGTTGTATTTACTGGTATTGATGAAGAAGAAAATGTACATGGTGGAGC